AGCCCTCGGTCGCGGCCCAGCCCTTGGGGGGGTCACCGACCTGGAGGCCCGCGATGCGCTCGACCTGCATCGGGACGATGGTCTCCTGCCAGAGCTTCTCCCAGCGAGGGTCGCCGAGCCTCATGGCGAACTTCGCCAGGTCTTGCTTGGTGATGTTCTCGGCCTTCTTCACCAAGCCGTTGGCGGCGAGCGTCTCCCGGAAGGCGTTCATCAGCGCCGAGTTGGCCTCGATGGACTGGACCGCTTCGAGGCGGGTCTGAGCCTCCTGTGTGGTGACGCCTCGCTTGAGCATCTTCGCGAACGTCTTGCGGTCGAGGCGCTCTCCCATCGACCGGGCCATCTGGCGGACCTGGACGTACTGGGCGTTGTATGCGGCCTCGGTGCGGGTGGCGTCTCCGAACTTGATCCCGGGGAACTTCATCCGGTACTCGGGCGTGTGCCTGAGATGGGAGATGAACAACTGGGTGCCCCAGAACTGGTTGATGGCCTTGGTCATCAGGTTGATGAGGTTCTTGGTGGCCGGGATCCCCCAGCGACGAAGCACCTCCTGATAGGCCGCCATGAGCTGCTCACGCTGGAGCGGGGTGATGCTGGGCGCGGAACTGCCAGAGGAAGAACTCGACGCGGAACCGCCGCCGCTTCCGCCTGTGGAGCCGCCTGTGGAACCCCCGGTGCCTCCGGGCTCCTGCGGCTTCGGCTTCGGGGGAGGGGCGGGGATACCCGTCATCAGAACACCTCAGAGATCATGTCGTTGTAGTCGAACCCGGTGATCGACGGGTGGGAGTTGCCGATCTGCGGCTGGCTGGTCGGCGTGCTGACCGGATACAGCGAGGCGCCGGTGGTGGGCGTTGCCTGGCCGGTGTTCGTCGCGTCCCTTGCGGCTGGCATCAGACCAGCGTTGCGCCGGTTGAGGAGCAACTGACCGGTGGAGATGGGTTCGATGCCGGCGATGTCACCGGCGATCCCTGAGTACATGCCCAGGGTCAGCGCTCCGGGGAGCGGTCCCGTCCCCGCCTGGATGTCCTGGAGCCACGAATCCCAACCAGGTGGCTTGAAGCCCGGGACTTCTTGCCCCAGAGCAGCGGCAGTCTGCTGGACCCTGGCCCAATAATCGCTCTCTCTGGTGTAGTTTGCAACCCCCTCGTTGAGCGGGGCGGTCACCTGAGCGAGCCAGTCCTCAGGCGATATGCCGCTCTGGGCGATATGCGCCTGCCCCTCAGCGGTCGAGGCGAAGTTCGTCCAGTAGGCGATGTCCCTGTCCGCTTGCTCCTGCGTGGTGGCGTATCCGCCGAACTGGGCGTTGAAGTCGTCCATCCGCCGCTTCAGTTCCACACCCTTCTGGGTGTTCTCATACGCGAGTGTGTTCAGGTACTCCGAGTGGAACCCCGACAGGGTCTTGGCGGTGGGGCCACCATCGAGGTACTCACCGGAGATGCGCTTGGCGAGCGCGCGGCGCCCCTCTTGATCGGCGGCCTGCCAGCGGGCCTGGAAGATCTGGACGTTCAGCGGCTTGGAGGGGTCGTAGTTCGACCCTAGCCACTTCTGGACGGCAGCCTGCTGCTTGTCTGAGAGGTAGCTGAGGTCCGCCCCCGGGGTTGGTACCGGGGACTGCGGGCCGTTCGGATCGTCTGGCTTGGGGTTCTGGTTGCGCGCCTGCTGGTCCTTGGGAACACCGCGCTTCAGCCCCAGAGCGCCGTAGCGAACCTTGCGCCCGCCGGTGGGCTGACGATCGGTCCTGCCTTTGGGGTTGTCGCCAGCTCGGATGCTTGCCATCTGGTCTCCTTATGAGGTCAGGTCAGCTTCACGGAAGTCGTCGTTGCGACTCGGGTACCAGCCGAAGAACAGGTAGCGCAGGAAGTCCCCGCCAGCTTGGTTGCCGACCGCTCCCTCCAGGCCGTCCTGCACCTCACTCAGCACCTCGGACAGCACTTTGTCGTTGCTCGCGGCGTGGTCGACCTGCTTGACGAACCAGTCGAAGTAGTACTCGCGGTTCCACTTCTTGTCCCCGTAGTCGGAATCCTCGACGTACTTGTTGATCGCGTCTGCCGCAGTCACCAGCGACTTCCACGCCGGCGAGCGTTCGTTCAGGTTCAGGGCGTCGGTGACCCGCTTGTAGGCGGGACGGTTGACCTCGTCCAGATACGCATCGAGGCCGAGCTCTGAGCCGAACTTGTTGATGACGTTGGCGCCCTTCTGCATCTCGTCCTCTGTCGGTTCGCGGCCGTACTGGTCCGCGTAGTTGTCGATGCGGTCGTACACCTTGGACGAGAACGTCGCGAGCTTGTTGGCCTTCTCCTGGTCTTCGGGCGCGATCGTGTACCCCACCTGCTCACGCTGGAACTCGGTGAGATACATCGGATTGAGTGCTGCCCAGTCGGCGACCTTGGAACGCTGCTCCCGTGGGTTCCAGCGGGAGAACTGGTACTCCTCGGGCGTCGGGAAGATGACACCGTTGTGGGCGCGCGGGTCGTTGTACTTGGCCGCCAGTTCCCTGAGTTGGTCGAACAGCGGCCCCTGCTGACCCTTGTCGGTGACGTCGATCTGGTCGTAGATCCTGCGCTGCTGCTTGTAGAACTTGCCGGTGACGTTGGTGAAGAAGTAACTCTGAGCGCGGTCGAACCAGTCGGCGTTGGGGTTCTCCCCCAGCTTCTCGTAGACCTTGTCCAGGGACTCGTACCACTTGTCCGACCCGTCGGGGTCGGCCTTGATGAGGCTGTCGAACTCAGCCAGCGCACTCGAGGTGTCGAGTAGCTTCTCCTCTCGCAGGTCGAGGACCGAGGGCTCTGACCCGTAGCGCTCTGCCTTGAACTTGTCGTACTGGGTGAGCATCGACTCGAACGTCGCACTCTGCCCCTCGACCATCGACTCCTTGGTGCCCGTCCAGATGCGGAAGTTCTCCAAACTCCGCTGAACACGATTGAGTTCGTCCTCCGCGTGCGGGTCCAACAGGTAGTCGGCGAACCCCTCACGCCCTGGGTCCCTGAGCCGCTGCTCCTCTGCGGAGATGCGGCGCTGCATGACGTTGATGGTGGACTTGCCGTAGTTGAACACCATCCAGTCGACCACCGTGCGGATATTGATGTCGCCGTTGGCTACAGCCTCGAAGAATGTCCCGATGTCCTCGTGCGATGAGATGTTGGAACGCTCGTCCAGGTACTTCCCTGTGAGGTAGGACTGCAACTCCGGGTGCTCGTCCATGAAGTCCGAGATGATCTGACCGCTGAGTCCGGGGATGTCCAGATCGCGGATGACGTTCATGTCCGACCACATCTGCTCGGTCTCACGCTTGCCCTCGTTCACCGAGTCCACACGGAAGGGGACCAGCATCCCCATCAGGCCCTTGCGGAGGTAGATGGAGCGTGCGTAGCGCTCGCCGGCGGCGATCTGGTTGGCGTACCAAGGAGCGAGGACGTTCTTCATCCACTGGTTCCGCTCCTCGGCGGTGGTGATCTCAGGCGGTGGCTTGGGCGCGGGGTGGTCCTCGATCCACAAGCGCATACCGTCGATCTTGGCCGAGATTATCATGGTCTTGTGCATCTCTTGGGTCGTGGACGACATCCACGGAGCGACGTTGCCGGTCGCCTCGTAGAGGGCGTCGATGGCTGTGGGTCCGAGGGAGGTGTCCGTCCCGTAGGGAGCCACCCAATGCTCGACGTTCTCCAGGAGCTCGCCCATCTCCGTGTCCCCTACGGCATTCTGTAGCGCACCGAGGGTGAACGTGGCAGGAGCTCCCAGGGACGGGGCGACTCCTTGCAGGCGCTCGGGCCAGGTCTTGGACGTGTCTCCCAGGTTCAGCGGCAGCGGGAAGATGCCCGCGATGGACTGGACGGGGATCTCTGAGTCTCCGACGTTGAACACCAGCTCGCCGTCGGGGTTGCGCTCCATGAATCCACCGGCCATCAGCGCTGAGATTCCTGCGGAGACGCGGCGGGTGAGGGCCGTCATGCCGATCGACCACGCCAGCCCTGCATTCTCCGCGCCTCCGAGCTTCTGCGGGATGCGGATGAGCCAAGTGGAGAACAGCTCTCTCCATGCCGGGAAGAACGGGTTGAGGTTCCGCCAGAAGACCTCACCGGGTGTGTGCATCCCCAGCTCGAACATATGGTCGGCCACGATGCCAGCCGCTCTCTCTGAGGCGATACGGTGGGCGTTCTCCACGGAGTAGCCGTAGCCGATCAACGAGTTGTACTCACGAGATGCGACCTGGCGGAACATCGGGGAGCGAGAGGCTGCGAGGTCGGGCTTGGTGAACGTCGTCCTCAGCACCGAGTTGGCCGCACGCTGGGCGAGGTTCGACTTCTCCGCCGATGCGTACAGAGATGAGTTGAGCGGGACCTCCTGGACCGCGGTCCTCCACCGCACGGGGACGCCGGCGACCAGAGAACCATCCAGTTCCTTGAGCTTCTCCGCGAACTCCTGGGTGCCGAGTTTGTAGTTCACGCCATCCAACTTGGACTCGCCGCGCACGAGCATCGCCTGCAGCCACTTGCGGACGTCGTCGTCTGCGTCACCGAGGAGTTCCGTGACCTCCTGCCAGGTGCGACTCAGGCCCTCAGAGACATCTGCAACGTCGACCTCGTTCTCGTAGACGTTCCGCCAATGCGCTGCGACCTTGGCGTTGTCCGGGTCGTTGAACGCCCCCAGGGCTGTATTGACGTCCCAAGAACCCCACTCATTGGAGTCGGTCAACCCCTTGACGAAGTAGCGGTTGAACTCCGGGGACTTGCCGATGTGCGTGAGCTGCTCGGCGATCGCGTCGAACAGGTGCTTGTCCGGTCCCGAGGGGCCGTACTTCACGACCGCTCCTGCGTTGACGAGGTCGCCGTGGCGCTTGACGTAGTCGTCGATCAACGACCCCAGCGCGTACTCGGAGGTGTCGGTGAACAGGGAGAACTCGCTCGCGTGCATCTTGGAGATGGGACCTAGCGAGCGGAAGTACTGCAGCGGGTGGTTGAACATCGAGGAGTAGCCGTATGCGGCGATGCGGATCTGCTGCTCCAACGACACACGACCTACCAGCGACACAGGACGAGTTGCCAACACGAACGTGCGCCACACGTCGTTGAAGGCGTACCAGGTGGAGCCGATGCCGTGCATCGTGCCTGAGATGAGCTTGGCGCCCTTCACGTTGTCCATCCGGTTGAGCGTGCGACCGATCATCGTCTGGTAGGAGCGCATCGAACGAGCGGACGGCAGGCGCATCGAGAAGCCGTGAAGCTCCGAGGATGACCAGGCGGGACGTCCTGAGAGCGCTCGGCCGGGGACGTTGATCGGGAGCGTCGGCATCGGACGTGCGCCCGCCACGTTGATGTAGTCGGCGATACGTGTGCCCTCGTACGAGTTGTACCACTGGCGAAGTTCCTGCTTGCCCGCGGCACCGAGTGTCGGGGACTCGTCGATGAGCGACTTGAACGTGTTGTCGAACCAGCGCCAGCGCGCGGTGTCAGACGTCAGCTTGCCGGTGAGCCAGGGCTGGAACAACTCGTTGATGCGTCCCTCGGGGAGGCGGAGGTAGCGTGCGAACTGGTTCATGTACTCGATGGACTCGAGCTGGTTGACCCCGGTGAGGGTGATCTCACGGGAGGTTCCCGCCTGCTTGTAGAGATGGTCCAGGCTGAAGAACAGCCGCGAGCGCCACCCCGGCTTGGTGTCGATGAGGGCGTTGGCGACGTGGTCCATCGCGTAGACCTGGTCGGCCTTGCCCAGCTTGACGATCTGGTTCAGCACCCGCTTGGGCGGAAGTCCGACACCGTGAACCCTGACGTCTCCCGGTGTCTTGAGCGATTCGAGGTACACCTTGCGGGCAACGAGGTCGGTCTCCACGTTGCGGAAGGCAGCAGCTTCGTAGGGGTTGGTGGAGGGGTCGAGCATCTTCACCCGACCAGCCTTGAGCGCGTCGTCGAGTTCGTTGATCTCGGCGTTGATCGCTACCACCGGTGGGGAGTTGGGCGCCGGCAACAGCCCTGAGCCTAGGGCGAGATGCATGTCGTTGACGTCCTTGCCCTTGGCGAGGTTCACCGCTGAGGGGGGGTCGAAGCCTGAGCGTCCGAGGATGGTGGCGAAGCGTTCCTCACCCACGGCGTTACGGAGCGAGGTGAATGTCTCCACGTAGTTGCGGTAGGGCTTGGTGCCGAACCATGCGTCCGGGGTCTTCGCCAGCGTTTTGTAGACGCGACGAGCGAGGACCCCATGCACGGCGTCGGGGATGCCTGAAGCGGCCAGCTTCTCGAGGTGCTCGACCTGGACCTTCGCCACGGACTCGGTGACGGACTCGATCTTGGCGAGCGTCTCGCCTTCCAGGCCCATCGACTTCACGATCTCGGGCGTCTCCCGGAAGACCTTGGCGAGGTCCGATACCTCCGGGATGTTCTCCACCGAGAGCAGCGGGAGACGTCTCGCAGCGGAGAGTCCTCGTGCCACGGGGATGATGTAGGTGGTGGGGTCGAAGGCTATCTGGCCGAACAGCGTCCAGCCGGTGACGGCGAGGTTGTAGCCCGTGTCCCCCGGCATGATGCCCATCGCCTGGGTCGTGAGTTCCCCGAACCCGCCTCCTGTGGTGGCGTTGGAGCGTGCCTCCTCGAAGTCGGCGCTCAAGGACTGGAAGCCGAGTTCGTTCGTCGCGTCTTCTTCCAGGCGGCCGATCTCGTGCAGCGTGTCCTCGACCTGGTCCTCGGGGACTGCTCCCAGTTCCATCTTCTTGCGGAGGTAGGCGGCCCTTTGACGAAGCTCCTCGTTGTGGTCCCCGCCGATGCGTTCGACGAACTCCGAGACCTGGTTCAGCCCCGCACCGATGTAGGAGCCCACGAGGTCCGCGGGTTCGCCGATGAGGTCCAGCGCCGAGCCGACGATGCCTTGCCTGCCGACCTTGATACGAACGTCCGGGTAGCGCTGCTCGAGGTAGGCACCGATCGCGGCCAACTCGTCGGGATTCTCGACAGCCCACTCCTCATCGAGGACCAGCACACCGTCGTCGATGGCCTGGATCTGGTCGATGCCGAGTTGGTCCTGGACCTCCCTGGTCAAGTCGTTCGTCTTCCCCGGCCCCAGGAAGGTGCCCAGCTTGATGATCTCGTCGATCGCCTGCGTCTCGTCGGTGGTGAGCGCCATCCCGTAGTCACCGGAGGAATGGATCCACAGCGCCTTGGAGATGTTGTCCGTCCCCGTGGCCGCGACCTGCTCGCCCTGTGAGCGGATCGTCACCGCGAGGTTCTGCACCGCGAGCTGTTCGTTAGCCGGGAGGTCGTTGAAGTCGATCTCACCGGCGAGGATGCGCTGAAGGGCGTCGGAAGCGTATGCCCGAGAGGTCACGCCGCCGGCGCCGATCGTGGCTGGACCGACGTCTTCCATCGCGATCTGCTCGATCAGCGCCCTCGTCTTGGCCGCGGACTGGCTGTCGGTGACCATGTACGTCTGCAGCCAGGGAGAGACGTAGTCGTCTCCGTACTGGGTGCTCAACCAGTGGAGCGACTCACCGAGGGTGTGGGTGAGGTTTGCGTCGAGGAGTTCTGTTCCGGCGTGGATGAACATCTCGGGGGCCTTGGCGATGATGGCTTCGGTCTCGTTGGCGTAGATGTCCTTGATGAGCTCGGACTTCAGATGCAACTGGTCGGCGTAGTCGCGCATGACGATCTGCGCGGTGACATCCACGACCATCTGGTCCGACGTGTCCTTGGGCACGAAGAACTGCCCCGCGCCACCGGGGTCGGTTCGCTGGGGCATACGCACGACCGTGCGCGCGACGTTCTCGGCTCGGTTCCAGACCTGCTGCTCAGGCCCCCCCTGGACAGGGGTGAGCGCCTTGACACGAACAGCCGCGGGAACGCCTTCGGGAGCGGGTGGTGCCTCTGGTAGGTCTTCGGGGAGGTCTTTGGGCACCTAGCCCTCGCGAGCCACGGCGTCGGTGATGGCCTTGTAGATGGCCTTGATGGACCGCGGGGCCTCAGGGTCACGAGATGCAGCCATCAGGATTGGCAGGTTCCTCACGACGGAGCGAGGAACACGCCCCATCGGGCGCATCGGGTTGGGAGAGAAGCCCGGGTCCGGGGGCGCGGCGAGGATCTGCATGTTCTCACTTAGACCACCGTCGTTCTCATCCACCGGGTCCTCTTCGCGCGGGGCGTATATGACCGGGGCCTCCTGCGGAGAGACGTCGGGACCGGGCGCGGGCGTGGGTGTTCCCTCGTTCGCTTGTGTCGCTCCCCCTTGCGGAAGCTGACCTTCTCCGGGCATGATGTTGGGTTCACCCTGTGTGTAGGCCATCACAACTCCTCGTGGTCATGGTCGTCGCGGAAGTCGTAGTGCAGCGCGTACCACATCAACACACCGACGACCCCAACAGCGATACCGGCGATGAACCACAGTAGATACGCCATCAGCGGACGAAGACCTGTTGGACGGGTGCACTCGGCAGCGCCGGCGCGGGTGCGGGCTGGACGGTGCCGGTCTGACCGGTGGGCAGCGCTTCTCCGGGAGGACCACCGGGCTGGGGCTGCTGCTGAGCCTGTTCTGCGGCCTGCATCTGCTCCTGGACCTGCTCGAGCGCCTGGGTGAGTGACAGCCCCTTCTGCTCCATCTGCGTCCCTACGGTCGACAACAGCGAGATCATCGTGGATGGGTCGGTGGCGAAGCGCTGCAGCAAAGCGTCGAGGACGTTCTCGGCGTCGATCTTCTCCTGCTCCGAGGAGTCATCCGTCAGGTAGTCGATCTGCGCCCTGGCGGTCTGGCGGGAGATGAGCCGTGCCGAGAGGTGCTGCAGGATCCGGTTGTCGGCGTTCAGCTTGTCGAGTCCCGCCCCCGCCCCGTACATGATCTCGTGCTGGTACCAGCCGTCGAAGACTTCGGACGGCGTGTAGGTCTTGCGCTTCTGTACCGATCGGTAGAGGGGTTTCTCGAAGTTGAGGTAGTTCTCATCCACCCATGCGCCGATCTCACCAGCCCGACGTCTGAACGCGGCCATGTTCTCCTGGAGCTCCTCCACGACCGAGGTGAGCTGCCCTTGAGTAGAGGCGACGAACGAACCGCTGGCGATGGACTGACGGACCTGACCGACCCTTGCCGGTGGTTGGATGGCCTCCTTCTGCTCCTGGTCGTCCATGTAGGAGAGCAGGCCGAAGACGGCCGTCGCAGGGGCGGCCGGG